GACTTAGAAAACTTCCCAAAAATCTATCGCTGGAACGATGCAACTAGCAAATGGGTAGAACTAGACACAACAGATCAAACAACTGAAAATGGTGTGTTATTTGATGATGCTCGTTGGGCTACAGCAGGTTTATTAGAAGAAGCAAGTGACATTGAAGACTTGCTAACAAGCAACTACTTAGATCCAGATGCTCCAGATCCAGCACTATATCCAAAAGGTATGCTACTATGGAACCTACGTAGAAGCGGATTCAATGTAAAACGTTTTGAGCGTAATTACATTGACGTTGATGGCGAAAATATTCGCAACAATGACGAAGCTATGACCGCATACTATCCACATCGTTGGGTTACTGAATCAGCAAACAACAATGACGGATCAGGTAGCTTTGGACGTAATGCACAGCGCAAAGTTGTTGTACAAGCTCTTCAAGCAACTGTTAACAGTACAGAAGATCTGCGTGATGATGAAACACGTATCTTTAACTTGATTGCAGCACCTGGTTATCCAGAACTAATTGGCGAAATGATTACATTGAACTACGACAGAGGCTTAACAGCATTTGTTGTTGGCGACAGCCCAATGAGATTACAACCAACTACAACAGCACTTAACGAATGGGCAACCAACGTTAATCAAGCAGTAGAAGACAACGACTTAGGTCTAGTAAGCAGAGATGAATACTTGGGTGTATATTACCCAGCAGGATTCAGCAGTGATAACGCAGGTAACAACATTGTTGTTCCAGCATCACACATGGCACTACGCACAATTGCACTAAGTGACCAAGTTAGCTACCCATGGTTTGCACCAGCAGGTACAAGACGTGGTGGTGTTACTAATGCTACAAGTTCAGGTTACATCAACAGTGAAGGCGAATTTGTTGCAATTGCACTTAACGAAGGACAAAGAGACACACTATACCAAAACAATGTAAACCCAATTACATTCTTAAACGGTGCAGGACTTGTTGTATTTGGACAAAAAACTCGTGCAAGAAATGCAAGTGCGCTAGACAGAATCAATGTAGCACGTTTAACTGTTTACTTACGTAGTCAACTTAAGAAACTTGCAAAACCATATATCTTTGAACCAAATGATAAAATCACACGTGATGAAATCAAACAACAAGTTGAAAGCTTAATGGTAGAACTGATCGGATTGAGAGCAATTTACGATTATCTAGTTGTGTGTGACGAAACAAACAACACACCAAATAGAATCGATCGTAACGAACTTTACGTTGATATTGCAATCGAACCAGTTAAGGCAGTTGAATTTATTTACATTCCGCTACGCCTTAAAAACACAGGAGAAATCGCAGGTTTATAAATCATAATATAGGGGGTTATTGATTTAACCCCCTAATATGATAAATACTTGTGAATAGGAGTATATTATATGGCAATCTCAAGCTTATCAAAATTAACAGTTCCGTTAGCAACAAACGACAGTGCAAGCAGTCAAGGTTTGCTAATGCCGAAACTACAGTATCGCTTCCGTGTTACTTTAGAAAATTTTGGTGTATCAACACCAACTACAGAACTTACAAAGCAAGTAATGGATGTAACTCGTCCAACACTTACATTTGAAAATATGGAAATTCCGGTGTACAACAGTAAAATCAATCTTGCTGGTAAACACACATGGAGCCCATTGTCACTTAACATGCGTGATGATGTTAACGGAAACGTACAAAAACTAGTTGGCGAACAGCTACAGAAACAATTTGACTTTATGGAGCAAGCAAGTGCTGCATCAGGTACAGATTATAAATTCTTAACTCGTATTGAAATACTAGACGGTGGTAACGGTGATTTAACACCAAACGTACTAGAAACATGGGAGTGCTATGGTTGCTATGTAAACGAAGCAAATTACAACACTCTTAACTATGCAACAAACGAGCCAGTAAGTGTAACACTAAGCATTACATATGACAACGCAGTCCAAACACCAGAAGCAACAGGTGTTGGTACAGATGTTGGCAGAACGCTTGGTACAGCCGCAACAGGCGCAGGCTAATAACACTTAACATGATTGCCAAAATGGGGAGTACATTTTTTAATGTACTCCTTTTTTATTAACTGCGCACATTTTATAAAAGATAAATATTAGTATGGCAAATCCATTTTCAGGTCTTTTTGACAACTTAATTAACGGAGCACTTAGTCCTAAAGGAAATTTAGGGGATTATACACATGCGAGTAAAGTGTTTGTTGATGGAAATATGCGTCTTGCTCCTAAATTCAAACATCTCTATCATGTTGTTTTAAATATTAACCCAAACATTAATTTAAGTGGTACAAGTGGATTTAATAATACTACTCAACGTGAAATTAATTTGTTATGTAAAAGTGTAGATTTACCTAGCTTTAGTATGCAAACTGAAACACTTAACCAATACAATAGAAAAAAAGTTATACAAACTGGCGTACAATACGATCCTGTTAATATGGTATGGCACGACGACAATGCAGGCTTAACAAATTATCTTTGGAAAAACTATTTTAACTATTATTATAGTGATGCACAGCATATACAACAAGACCAAGGTGCTCCAGCAATAACTGATCCTGCATATCAAAGAGTTGGCAATTTAAACAGTGCATACGGCGCTGGCGGCGTAATGGCAAACAGATTTGGATTAGATCGTCCTGGAAAAACTCAAAACTTTTTTACAAGTATACAAGTATTTCAACTTCATCCGCAGAATGGTAAATCTACTAATACAAGTTACACATACATTAATCCGTTAATTGACCAATGGGATCACGATGAAGCAAATTCGGACGGAAGTGAATTTGCTATTAACAGAATGCGTTTTAGTTATGAAACAGTGATAACTGATAGAGATTACACAGTACCTGATATTATTCCCAAAGGGTTTGGCGAATACAGATATGATCAAGGTCCTAGCCCAATTAGTCCAGCAGGTGGCGGGTCAACTAGCTTGTTTGGCACAGGAGGCGTGTTAGCCGGTGCAGCAACTACAATTGGTAATGTACAATCTGGAAATTTATTGGGTGCACTTATTACTGGTGCAAATACTGTTAGAAACGCAAAAGGTTTAACAACAGGCAGTGTAATAAATGAAATTATAAGCATTGGAGAAAGTGCAGTGGTAGATGCAATTATACCAAGTGCTAGTAATTCTAACGCTACTCAATCGCAAGCAAGGAATGATCTATTATGAGTGATTTTCAAAGTACAACTACCAGTCAAGACCAAACTGTAAAAACAAAACAGTATTTTGATAACTACGAAAAAGATAGAGTAAGTTATCCTAGCAATCAAGTTGATGCAGTGATTGGGTTTTTTGAAAGCAGAGGGTTTGACAAAAGTTCTGCAATAAGTGTAGGTACTGTGTTATTACAACAAGCAAAAATTGAACAGTACAATGTAATGGAATTAATTGACAATTTACGTCAGTATGAAAAACCGCAACTTAATACATTAATTGGTGCTATTCTAAATAATAATAGAGATAAAAATACTAGAATAGGTTTTAAACAGGAAATTAGCGGCGCTAATCAATCTGCAAGAAACATAATTTATTAAAATGGCACAGTATGCACAAGGTAAATTTAATCTAAAAAACCCTGAAAAATATGTAGGCGGTCGTACACCTACATATAGAAGCAGTTGGGAATTTGCCTTTATGCGCTTTTGTGACGAACATCCTAGTGTTAGCAAATGGGCAAGTGAAGCTGTAAAGATTCCATATAGAAATCCGTTTACAGGAAAATACACTGTGTATGTTCCAGACTTTTTTATAGCGTATGTAGATGCAAATGGCAAACAACATGCAGAATTAATTGAAGTTAAACCAACTAATCAAATAAACATGGAAAGCGCAGGACGTAATAAACGCAACCAAGCACACGTAGTATTGAATCAAGCCAAATGGCAAGCAGCCAATGCTTATTGCAAACAAAACAATATTAAATTTAGAATTGTAACTGAAAAAGATATTTTTCATACAGGTAAAAGAAGATAAATAATAGTAGCATATAACGGATACTATTATGACTAAAAAATTAGAAGACTTATTAAACCTACCAGATTCTCAAGAGATAATCGAACAAGAACAGGAAAAAACAATTCCTGTATCACAAGAAGACACTTTTAGAGATATCGAAGAACTTGATAAAATTGCAGCAGCATTGCCTCAAGTTAAAGGTCTTGGTGAATTAGCAGATCGAGAACTAAATGAAGTTGCAGACAAAGCAATGGCAGCATATGACGATCTAATGGATTTAGGAATGAATGTTGAAAGTCGTTATAGCGGTCGAGTATTTGAAGTTGCAGGCAATATGCTCAAAACAAACCTTGATGCAAAAGTAGCCAAGTTGGATAAAAAACTCAAAATGGTTGAGCTACAACTTAAAAAACAAAAAATGGATCAAGATAACTTTGGCGATAATGCTGGATTTACCGAAGGCGAAGGCTATGTTGTAACCGACAGAAACAGCTTGTTAGAAAAGCTTAAAGGTATCGATAAAGATAAATAGTATATAATAGGATCCTTACAATGAAAAGTATTAAAGAAATTTTAACAGAGTCTCATAAAACATATCCATGGAAAATTGGAGTTGCAGGCGACTTGCCTGAAGACTGTGAAAATCAAATTCGCAGTTGCATGGAAAAATGGACAGTTGCAAGCTGGACAAAAGGAAAGAAAACACCTATCCAAGAACGTCCATTAGACTTTCCACAATTGGAAAATACACATGTACAGTACTGGGATGCCGAAGTGCGTTACCCAACAACACGTGATACTATACAAGAATATATTGCACAATGTTGCGATGTACCAGCAAGCCATGTTATTGTAAGACATCCAGAAGAACCGCAAGAGTTGTACCAACAAGAAAAAGAAAGCGGTCCTTATGAAACACTGTTAACACAGGAAGACATGGGCGGAGAAAGTGCTCAAAAAGATGCAGGCGAAAATCGTATTATGGATCTATTGAAAGAACTAGAAACAGCACGTAAAGAGCGTGATGATACGTCCAGTGGTTTAAAAATGGAAGCAACGAAAGAAGAACCACAAAATAACCAAAGCGTAGTGGGGAACTAAGATGCAAGATAAATCAATGCAAGACATATTGTCAAACTTTTTAAGAGCAGGACGCCTAGAAGAAACCAATGT